CAAAGAAGTTGACCACAAGAAGCCACTGAGCAAAGGTGGCAAGACAATACGAAGCAACCTCAGGGTTGTGGACGACAACGACAACAGAGGATTTCCACGTAACTCAGATCACTCAGTAAAGCGTAACGTATAACATGCACATCATTGACAACAAAGTACTGGTGTTACGTACACGTGACCCAAACCGCATTACTACTACGATAAAGAAAAGCACTGAGCTAAGCCAAGAAGATGGCGTCACTGAAGTTGCAGTGTTTTGGGGGTTGCAAGAAGCACAGACTCTGCGAAGGCTTGGCGTTAAGAACGTACCATCACCCATCACCAGAGACTACAACTGGCCCGGCATATTTAAGCCAATGGCTCACCAAAAGGAAACAGCATCATTCCTCACGTTAAATACCCGAGCATTCTGTTTTAATGAACAGGGTACTGGTAAGACAGCATCAGCAATTTGGGCGGCAGATTATCTTTTGACGCAAGGCGCAGTTAAGCGTGTTCTTGTTGTCTGTCCTTTATCTATCATGCAAGCCGCATGGCAAGCCGACTTGTTTAAGTTTGCGGTTCACCGAACTGTTGACGTTGCCTATGGTGAACGCAATAAACGCAAGGCCATCATTAACGGATTGGCTGACTTCGTAATCATCAACTACGATGGCGTAAAGATTGTCGAGGACGAGATCATCAATGGTGGCTTTGACCTAATTATTATTGACGAAGCCAACGCATACAAGAACTCCCGCACTGAACGATTTAAAGTCATGCGTAAAATTGTGTCCCACGATAAGTGGCTATGGATGATGACAGGCACACCTGCCGCACAGTCCCCGCTAGATGCGTATGGTTTGGCTAAGCTTTGCATACCTGCAAGAGCACCGACTCTATATAGTACTTACAGAGATATGGTGATGTACCAGTTGACACGATTCAAATGGATTCCAAAACCTAACGCCGTTGCCGCTGTGCATGAGCTACTGCAACCTGCTATTAGGTTTGAGAAAAAGGATTGCTTAGACCTTCCAGACGTAACCCATACATCGCGCTTTGCCCCTCTGTCAGCACAACAACTGAAATACTACAGGCAGCTTAAAAAAGATATGTTGATCGAGGCCGCAGGGGAAGAAGTCTCAGCAGTCAATGCGGCGGCTAATCTGAACAAGCTACTGCAGATCGCTTGCGGTGCTGTGTATACCGACACCAAGAACGTGATTGAGTTTGATGTCTCGGATCGGCTTAACGCTGTCACTGAGGTTATCAATGAAGCATCACACAAGGTGCTTGTATTTGTGCCGTTCACGCACACGTTGGAAATGCTCAAAGAATATTTGACGAAGCAAGGCATCACTGCCGAGATCATTAACGGCAACGTTAGTGTTACAAAGCGCACAGATATATTCAAAAGGTTTCAAGAAGATGTTGAGCCACGTGTGCTATTGATTCAACCACAAGCCGCCGCCCACGGAGTTACCCTAACTGCGGCTAACGTTGTGATATGGTACGCTCCCGTCACGTCGAGTGAAACGTACTTGCAAGCCAATGCACGTGTACACCGACAAGGCCAAAAGAATCCCGTCACTGTGGTACACATTGAAGGCAGTCCAGTAGAGGCAAGCTTGTACAAGATGCTTCAACAAAAGTTGGACTTACATTCTCAGATCATCGATCTGTACAACAGTGAAATAAATTCTTGACACAGTCAAGAAAGGATGTATAATAAGCACTCCCAATTCATAAACCTAAGGACACATATGGAAGACGTACCGATAGAACAGATCGTCACTACGTACATAAAAATACGCGACAAACGTGACAGACTCTATCAAGAGTTTAAAGAAAATACAGCCAAGCTTGATGAAGACATGCAAATTCTCAAGCACAAAATAGTCGAGCTATCAAAGCTGACTGGCGTTACTAGCTTCTCAACACCGACAGGCATTGCCTATCGCACAGTCAAGAACCGTTACTGGACTAATGACTGGGAAAGTTTCTACACATTCATGCGAGAGCAAGGAAGTATGGAACTGCTTGAGAAGCGTATTCATCAAACTAACATTAAAGAGTTCATGGACTCCAATCCAGAGGTGCATCCACCCGGACTCAATATTGATAGTGAATATGAAATCACCATTCGTCGTAAGTAAATTTTTAACTAGGAGATAATTATGAGCAATGACATTGCTTTGTTTCAACAAGAAGTTCCCGCGTACTTAAAGAAAGCGGGACAAGATGACCTGACCAAATCCTTGGCAGGTAACACAGGCCTTAAGCGCATTTCCATTCGTGGCAGTGTATTCCGCATGATGGTCAACGGAGAAGAAATCTCTAAGAACGAGAGCCGTGCGATGAACATCGTTATTATTAACGGTGCCGCTAAAGTATCGCGTTCGTTCTATGCGGGTAAGTACGTACCCGGTGAGACAACTTCGCCTGACTGCTGGAGTAACGATGGCGATAAGCCTGACGCAAGCATTGAGTTCCCGCAGAACAAGTCATGCGAAGGTTGCTCACAGAACATCAAGGGTTCTGGTCAAGGTGACTCACGCGCATGCCGTTATCAGCAACGCTTAGCAGTGTTGTTAGCCGACGATGTAGATGGAGAAATCTTTCAGTTGGTGCTACCCGCGAAGTCTATCTTCGGTCGTGGCGACTTGGACAAGATGCCGTTCCAACAGTACGCCAAATACGTTGGCGCTCAAGGCAAGAGCATTAACACCTTGGTAACTGAGATGCGCATGGACAGCGATAGCGACACCCCCAAGCTAACGTTTAAGCCAGTGCGTTATTTGTCAGAGCAAGAATGGCTTGTTGCTAAAGAGAAAGGCGATAGCCCTGCCGCACGTTCCGCAGTAACGCAGACCCCTGCCGCTACTGATGGTGCAAAACCTAAAGCACAGACTGCACCTGTTGCTAAAGTTGAGGTGGCTGAAGAAGTTGCCGAGCCTACTAAGCGAGTATCCAAGAAAGCCGCTGAGCCCGCCGCAAAGAAAGACTTTGTGGATGTGCTGAATACTTGGACAGACGATGAGTAATGATGGACACAAGAGGCTATACATTACGAATTGTCCATGCTAACAAGGTAGCCAATGGCAAAAGCCCCGGGGTCAAACTGGGTCGCTTTTGCATTGACAAGGACATTCCTGTACGTGAAGTTGCAGAGTACTTTGGCGTGAGCCGCATGACAATCTATAAATGGTTTGTCGGCGAGTGGATACCCCGAAAGATTCACAACGAGAAAATCACAAACATCGTCCAAGCCAAAGTAGGCATGTAGCTTAAAGCGTCTGTGAGGCATGCCGCGCTTCACAGACGCTATTTTTATCGCGGTGCAGAGGCGGCTATGACAAGAGCAGATTTGTTGTCGGCGGTGCTCTCCACAGAAGGATGGTATTGTATTGTCGGTCTTAAAAAGACTGGACTTCCAAGACAAACGTTTGTGCAGGGGTTGAGTGAAGCTGACATAGAAATAGAAGACTTACTAGCCAAGGGATACGATGCGTATTTTGGTTGTGCTAAGTACGAGACGGATAAGACGAGGGCGACGGATAACGTAAAGGCTATACGAGCATTTTGGCTTGATATAGATTGTGGGGCTAATAAACCATACGCTACTCAAGGCGATGGCTTAGCCGCGCTTAAGAAGTTTTGCATGGGGGTTGGATTACCAAGGCCGACGATTGTCGACTCTGGCCGGGGCCTTCATGTGTATTGGGGTCTTACTGCTGATGTATCAAGAGCACAGTGGAGACCAGTGGCTATGCGCCTCAAAGCGTTGTGCCATGAGAAAGGTTTAGAAGCCGACCCTGCTAGAACGGCAGATGCGGCGTCGATACTACGTGTCCCTGATACACTGAACCACAAAGAAGACCCGCCACTAGCGGTTACGTTGAAAAGCGTAGGCACACCTGTCGACTTTGAAGAGTTCAAAGCTAAGCTCGGTGCAATCGACGACGTACCCGATCACTTGCCGACGTACGCTAATGAGATGACACGTGCCTTGATGGGCAACAAGCAGTTTCGTTTTAGCATCATCGTCGATAAGAACGTAAACGGCACTGGCTGTATGCAGTTGGCAAGAGCCATAGAAGAACAAGATAGTTTAGAAGAGCCACGTTGGAGAGCCGCGCTTTCAATCCCTGCGTTTTGCGTAGACAAGGATACGGCTATCCATGACATTTCTCGTAACCATCCTGACTACACTCCTGATAGCACGGTAGAGAAAGTTATAAAGATCAAGGGCCCCTATACGTGTGAGAAGTTCGAAGGCGTTCACCCCAGTGGCTGTGATGGTTGCGTTCATAAGGGCAAGATCAGTTCACCTATTGTGCTTGGTGCAGAGGTAGCACAAGCAACCGAGGCCGACAACACTGTTCAGTACGTGACCGAAGCGGCTAAGCCTGTTACCTACAAGATTCCTGAGTATCCTTTTCCATACTTTCGTGGCAAGAACGGCGGCGTATATCGTAAGTCAGAGGACGAAGACGACGAAGATGCGGTAATGATTTACGAGCATGACCTGTACGTGGTCAAGCGATTAAAAGACCCACAGAGCGGCGAAGTTATTTGGATGCGTCTGCATACAC